TGTTGACCCAAGAGGAAATCCTCGAGCTGGCAACCTTGATACATTAGTTTGTAAAAAAGGAAGTTCAGTTCATTTTAAGGCAAATGAAATCTTGGGAGCAATTAAAGCTGGAAAGATTCCAGAATCAATGGATAATGACGCTGCTGCAGTTCCAGCATTCAAAATTCTTCCTCTTGATTATCTATCAACTGCTGCTTACTGGTGGATGTTTGATGCTTCAAGAGCGTTGACAGATAGCGAAGGACTTCAATTCATAGAATCCCAACCGACTCAAATTGACCCCGTTAATGTGGTTTACAAAACAAAGGAGTTACAGACTTCTGCAACTGCGATGTTTGACTTAGGTCACAATGATGTGGCGAGATGCTGGGTTGGTTCAAAGGGAAATGACGCAGACCCTACTGACTAATCTTGCGGTTAGAAAAGAGGGGAGATCGATAAATAAAGGTCGAAAAAAAACCTTTAAGAAGAGAATAATGGGCTAATAGTGGGTGAGATAATATCAATATTCTATTCAACCCATTAATTCTCTACGAAAATGACTATAAATGGAAAAAGTTATTCAAGCCCGAAGAATATAAATCTGAAAGGAGGAATTCTAAGATTTGACACAAGTCACTCATCTAATCCGTTCGGAGACCTTTCTTACGGTTTGTATATTGATGGTTCTGGAAATCTGATATACCGTGCCCTGACAGTATCCACAACATTAGGAGCAGCAGGTGCTGGAGGCGGTTCTGCCCCATCACTTGATGCTATTTTTCAGGGTGATCAAACTTTGGATTTAGGAGCAGGTTCAACCCTAACTATTGACAGGTCGTCTGGAAACAATGATGTCTTGACTCTTACTAATACTGGAACTGGGTCTGGAGATTTGATTCAGATTACGAATGTTGGAACAGGAAACGATATTGAGGGAACAAGTGATACTTGGCACTTCACTAAAGCTGGTGATATGACAGCTAATATGGCTGTATTTGCTGGCGATGCTGGAAGTGACTCTATTACTTTAACAGCAGGAGATGCTGTTATAACTCAAGGTTCGTTTACTATTACCGCTGATGACGACAACGCAGCTACTATTAGTGCAACTAATGATACTGCCACAACGGCTTCTGTATTTGTATTCGCTGGTTCTGGAGCATTTACTGGTTCTACCACAAGCAGTTGGATGACAATAACTCCTTCTGGATTAACATCTGGGACAGGAATTTATGCTCCATTTGCTGCGTTAACTACTGGAACTGGTTTGCATGTTGTGTGTAATACTGTGACATCTGGTAAGGTTGTTCATATTGCTTCGTCAGTTACTGGAGCGACAATGACAGCCAATGGCAGATTGTTTTATGTTCAGCATACAGGCACAGGAACAACTTCTGTTGGAGCATTAGCAGAAGTGACATCAGCTGCAGCAGACGAAACTGTTATCGCTAAGATAACTGCCTCAGCTGCTTTGGCAGCAGGTAAAGTTTTATATGTTTCAGCTTCATCTATGACAACTGGAGCAGGAATTTCAGCATCTGACTTGGATTCACTAACGACTGGAATCGGATTACATGTTGCTTCAGCTGCTACCACATTGACTGGAGCAGGGAGGTTAGTTTATATTAACCACACTGGCACTTCGACAGCAGCAACAACTGCTAAAATAGTGGAAATTGCTTCGGCTGCTACAGAAGATACTGAGATATTTAAGATAACAGCATCAGCAGCACTTGCTGCAGGTATCGCTGCTAATATTTCAGTTGTAGCCTTGACCACAGGAACAGCATTACAGATTTCTAATCTTAATGCTTTAACTACTGGAAAAGGTGTTAATATAGCTTCTTCAGCAACGGCAATTACTGGGGCTGGAAGAATGTTGTATGTTTATCATAGTGGTGCATCATCTACCTCTGGAACGTTGATTGAATTTAAGACTGCTGCAACTGATGAGACGATTCTTTGTCAGTTGACAACAGCTGCAATGGTTAATGGAATAGCTCTTGGAATCACGGGAACGACTGGAATGACAACTGGTTCTTTAATAAGAGCCACTACATCTACTGCGGGAGCGGTTGCCACTAATGGAATTTATTCTTTTAAGGCAACTGGGGCTTTCACTTCAACTTCAAACGCAGGAATAGTAGATATAGGAGCTTCTGCTACAACAGCAGGAACGGTTGTTCACATTACCTCGTCTGCTGCTGGACAGGGAACTACTACATTATTAAGCGTAGTTGCTTCTGGGTTCACAACAGGTTATACAGGTGATGTTGTTGCTCTTACCTCCAGTTCTACAACGGGTGCGTCTAATGTATTAAAGATAACATCTGTTAATACAACTGCTGGAGCTGCGATGACAATAGTTGCCAACGCAATTACTACAGGAGAAGCCTTTGTGATTGCTCACACAACTTCGGTTATTGCCAACGGAGGATCAATAATGAGATTGAGTTCCTCTTCTGTGGATACAGCAACAACCAGTGGAACGATTCTTCATCTTGAGAACACTGGATCAGTGGCTGGAGTATTAGTGAAGATATATTCAAATCTTGCTGCTCAAACAACTACACAATTATTGAATGTAACTGCAGCTGGATATACCACTGGCTTTACAGGAAATCTTGTGTCGTTTGTTGGTTGTTCTACAACTGGAACTGGTAATGTTATGAACATTACTGCAGTTAACACAACCAATGGAGGTGCTCTTAATATAGCCAACAATGCTCTTACGACTGGTTATGGTGCAAGAATTACCCATACAACATCAGTAATTGCTTCTGGCGGTTCATTATTGAGGGTGTCTTCAACTTCGGTTGATACTGGAACTACAAAGGGTGTTCTTTTGGACTTAAGTTCAACAGCATCTACAAGCGGAACTCAGGTTCTTGGAACATTTTCTGCTTTGACAGATGGTATTGGAGCTTCGTTAGTAGCAGCGTCAGCGACAACAGGAACTCTGTTAAAACTGACCTTTCCTACATCTGCAACTGGAAAGTATATTCAGTGCTATGATGGAGCAGCCGATGACTTCGCTGTTAGCAGATATGGTGCAACGACAATTGCTGGTAATGCTGCAGGAACAGCAGCTTTAACTCTTACAAAAGGAGATATAGTGCTTTCTGATGGATATATTTACTACAAAGTGCCAGTAGAAACAGCTACAAGCGATGATACAGTTACAGCAGCAGAATCTGGCAAGACATTCTTCTTTGGTCACGGAACAGAGTTTGACTTAACTCTCCCAGCAGTAGCATCAGGATTACATTACAGATTTGTTGTATCTTTAGCACCAGACGGAGACGATTATAGAATCTTATCTCCAGCAGGTGCGGACTTAATCTACGGTAACGCAGTTTCATCTGCCGACGCAGGTGGAAGTGCTGATTGTACCGCAGGAACAAAGGCAGATACGATAACATTTGTTGATGGTCAAGCTGCGATAGGAGATTGGGTTGATCTTGTTTGTGATGGAACATATTGGTATGCAGTCGCAGTCTGCGGTGACGAAGACGCAATTACATTTACAGCAGCATAGAG